CCGTAGAGCAAATAGCTCCCCTTGGCTTACGCCACTCAGCTAAAATTTAGTTGAGCCCAGATTTCCGTCCACCGTTGGACGGTGGGACCCGAGTGCCCAAATTCCACGTCAGAGGGTTCATTTCCCTCGTCTTCGTGTCGTTTGAGCGTCTCCAACTGCCAGTTGAAGTATAATACTTCGTCTGACACGTCCTCCGGAAGCGTCTTTGTCCTGGCGCCGCAACAGCGGTATTGGATACGTTGGTATCCACCCCGCTTGTCACGGAACCCCTGGGCAAATCGGCTCCGCACGTTCCATTGGGTATCGCACCCATCAAGGGTCAATGCCTGAATGGAGTCGTACGTCCCACCCCGCTGCTCGTCTGTAATCGACAGTCGAGGTATGCGAGGGAACCACGGAAGATGCTGAAGCAGCGTGTTTATCACGCGCCTCAGGGTCAGATAGCCGTAGCGAAGTGAATCATTATAAAGACTCACCCAGCCCGCGGCCTCGGTGACAGACAATCCATCATCCCAATAGAGTCGCCGGCTGAGACGGAGTGGCGTAATATCCATTCCGTCGCATGCCCACATTCCACCTGCTTCTCTGAAGATGTGACCTGTGGTACTCCAGTAGCTCTTTGTGGAGTTGACCGTGAAGTGACACTCGTCGAGCAATCGTAGCAAGACGGGCACTACTTTCGTGTCAATTAGGATGTCGTCGCCGTAGACGTAGTACCGAATGGTATGATCTACGGTCCCAGTTGCCATACGAGCGGCACACTCACAGAGTGATGCGAATACGAAGGTCTCAACGGGAAAGGTTGTTCCATTTCCCATACCTCCGTACTTTGAAAGGCGAATCAGGCGGCCCGCCGGGGTTACGACGCACGATGAACGTGTCGTCATTAAGCCCCTTAAAAGGTCGTCGAAGTTCGTATCTTTCAGCAGTAGCTCAATGAGCTTGCAGGTCACAGAGTCGGAAGCAGCCGACAAGTCAATGCTTGCTAGCGCCCCTTCTCGTGATGCCTCCAAACAAGCCTTCGCACTGCGCGATTGATCGTGCAGGTCGATATGTTCGCAGAGAGGACGAGTAGTCGAAAACCACTCATCCATCACGTTGAACAGGTCTTGCTGGAGGTACTGCAATACAGTGGGTTCAGCTGAAATCGTCCGGTTTTTAACCATCGATTTCGGAACACACTGCAGACGGGCAGTGCGATTCACATCGCCCCGACCCGCCGGGAACCAGAAGGTAGGATCAATGTTCGAGATATCTCGACGTTGAACCCATGCAAGTATCTGGTCATCATAGACCAGGCGCTCGCTCTTCCTTCCCCTCGTAGCCTGCCTACGCGGAACTTCCGCTGTAGCGCCGTTTCCGTGCTTTGGTATGAAAGGATATTGCTGTAGGCAAAAGGATGTCGACCAATCGTCGATAACCTCATACAGTTGCTGCGGAGGGTCATAAGACCACGTAGCCATCTGTTGCTCAGCGTCCTCATACTCGGTGACCATCTGGTCGGTCAGGTCAAGGCTCCGCAAGTTCAGCTTTTCGTCGAAGACGATCCACTGAACGATGGCTCCTATCCCACAACCTTCCAGCATCAAGGCCTGCACGGAATTCCAGATCCATTTATTCTGGATCCGATCGCACACGCGCTGTTTGAAGGCGCGAGGCCAGTCCCGGAAGGTGGGCAATTCCCACTTTTCCAACGATTGGAGAAAAATTTCTTTAATATTCTTCCAATCGCCTGCATAGGGCTCCACATCAATTTCGGAAACACTAAAGATAGTGCGCCTAAATTGCAGGAAACTTTCCCTAGCGGAAGGACTAGACGGCAAGAGGTCGTAAAACAGTCCGAGCCTGAGAGCCAAAACCCTTGAGAAAAGGGCACTCTCACGCAATTCCTGCTCTGCATACCTCACGCGGATGCTGCGCCCACATAATTTGTGGACGTCTTTGCTAACCGATTCGTAGCTTGGCAAGACAGATCACCCTCCTTAGACAGAAGTCGAAGGATCGAGATCACCGCGAGCCATAGCCAGAACGCGATCAGCGAAGGTGTGGCCGGATACGCCCATAAGAGCTGCTCCAAGGAGCCGCTTCAGGGTATATTCGACAGCAGCAGCGTCAACGATATCAGACTGCGGGGTCTCATACATGAGCCACGCTCTCTGAGGAATGATTTTCTCATCCCCGTTGACGCTGTTGACAGCAGCGAGATTCACGCGAATCTCCTGCAGCATGCGCATTCCAGTCTTGGAAACAAGCTGGGACGCAGCAGCCACGCCACTACCGTTGTAGACGTCTCTGACGCTATTAACGCCAAAGCGCAGCTGTTCGGGCACGATAAGCCCAGAGCCAGTGTTGTTCACAAGGACGGCTTCATTGCCGTCATTGGACTTCGCGGAGTACTCCGCACGAGTCACCGTGGCAACGCTGGGGGTGATGGCGGTACTGGAGGCCGGCGTAATCATTTCGCTGACAGTCCAGTTACCTTTGGTGTACAACGACATAGTTGTGCTCCTTTCTCCCGCTTCAAACACGGGGGGCCGCATATACGACCCGAATATATATATGAGGAAACAGAGCTATAGGCTCTGGACTAGAAGTGCTGCACCGTCAAGATAATTGACGGGCCGCACTGAGGTCTGCCAATAGTCACCGAATGCGCGAAGGCGCATCCATAGGGTGACCTTGGCAGGGGAACGATCGTACAAGATACGAGTGAGCCGACCATCTAAGTCGACTCCCAGGTCCCGCAACGGGATCGAGGTTTCGTACCGAGTACTTGCGTACTGCGTCTTCACGTCTAATAGCTGGACTTCTTCGACTTGATCCAGAAGCGTAAATATGCTCTGGACGTCGTAGATCCAGTCAACGACGAAGCTGAAGGGCACTAGATCCCAGACGTTTTCCAGCGTCGGGAGTAGGTCCCAGCGAAAAGGCGCAGCCAACAGGTTCT